AACCTCCGAGATGGCGCTTCGTTTCGGCATCACGTTGTCCGCCGTTTCGCAGTGGCGAGACAACGGGGTTCCGGTCGATCGCATGGCCGAGGTCAGCCAGATCACTGGTGGGCAAGTGACGATTGAAGACATGGTGATCGAGCGCTCTGCCCGCAAAGTGGCCGCATGAACATGTCGTCGCTGTCTTCGCTTGAAAAGCGTCTGTCCGCTCTTGAGCGCCTGATCGCACCGAAGATGCTGGTCAATGCCGCCTCACTCAATGACCAGCATCCGATGCGACGAGCCGCGTACATTGTCGGCTCATAGAGCGAGCTTGCTCGTCGGCTCGCCGTGACGAAGAGCATGATTTCGCAGCTCTGCTCGGACGCGTTGCGGGTGCCCGCGGAGCTTGCCATCGCCATCGAGCGCGAAACCGCCGGCGCCGTCACCGTCGAAGAGCTGCGACCGGACATTGACTGGCAGGTCATTCGCGGACGCCAGTCGACGGTTGAGCGCAGGGCAGCTTAGACGTGGAGCGAGCGCGCAGCTCCGGCAGCAACGCCTCCGCCGCCTGGCGAGCCCCGCGCCGGTACTCCGCCAGCCAGCGCTCCGGATACTGGTATCGCAGCGCGTCGTCGAGCAGCGCGGTCAAACGGAGTTCGAACCGAGCAATGACGGCGGGCCAATCGGGCGCATGCGCGATCAGCGCCTGCAGGGCCGCCTCGTGCGCCGCGGCGCGCCCGGTGGTCACGGCTTGCACGTCATCGACGCGCACCAGGTCGTCCCGCGCCGTCTCTATTGCCCAATCCCGCATGCCGCGCATGTCGCGCGCCAGATCGTTCTTGTCGGCGCGCCGTTCCAGCGCAGCGAGCCGTTTCTCGATGTCGTCCACGTCTTCGATCTCCGATCGGGCAGGTCGCTGATTATGGCCCGCGACATCCGCATCCCGGTCATGGTCACCCCCGAGGAGTACGTCGCCTTCCGGGTGGTCGCCGAGGATGCCGGACAGTCACTTTCGGGAGCGGCTCGGCAGCTGATCCGGCAGGCGATCGCCGCCTATGCCCATCGTGAGTCCGAATCCGAAGCCAGGGCGAGTGCCAAACCGGCACACGACTAGCCCATGCCTTCCCACCCGCCGCGTGCCGCAATGGCCACAAGAACCGACCGGACTACCTCCCCCGGATCGACCCAACGCGGCGGGCTTTCTCATCTCGAAGAGATGTTCGTCTACCAGCTGCGCGCGCTCGGCCTGCCCGAGCCGGTGCGCGAACACTACTTCGCCAAGCCGCGCCGGTGGCGCTTCGATGCGGCGTGGCCATCGCTCAAGCTGGCCGTGGAGATCGAGGGCGGCACCTGGGTCAACGGCCGCCACAACCGCGGCGCCGGGTTCGAGGCCGACCTGGAGAAGTACAACCACGCCGGCCTGCTCGGCTGGACCGTGCTGCGTTTCAGCGGGACAGCCGTCCGCAGCGGTGACGCGGCGCGCACGACCACACTGGCGCTGAACATGAAAGCCGCGGCGTGACAGCGCAGAAGATCATCCCCCCCTGGAAGCTGCCGAAGCCGACGGCCGTAGTGCCGATCGGTCCGGAGGCTCCCGTGGTCCCGGGGTCGATGCTCGACTACGCGCTGCGCTACGCCGCGCTTGGCTGGCACGTGTTCCCGGTCTGGGGCGGCAAGGATGGCAAGTGCCGCTGCGGCGCCAACTGCAAGTCGCCCGGAAAGCACCCGATCGAGCCGCTCGCGCGCCGCGGCCAGGACGACGCCACCACCGACGCCGCGCAGATCCGCCTCTGGTGGACCCAGGATCCTGACGCCGGCATCGGCGTGCACCTGAAGCCGTCCGGCCTCTGCGCGATCGACATCGACCCGCGCAACGGCGGCTTCGAGACCATCGACATCATCGAGTCCGAGCACGGCGCGCTCGTGTCGGACGTCTACCAGTTCACCCAGGGCGGCGGCGAGCACCGGCTGTTCAAGCTGTCCGGCGATGGCGCGCTGCCGGGCAAGCTGGGTCCCGGGATCGACGTCAAGCGCAACGGCTACATCGTCCTCGCGCCGACGCGCGGAATCGCTGGCATCTACGACTGGGAGGCCTCGAGCGATCCGCTCGCCGACGCCATTCCGTCACCCCTGCCGGATTGGATCCGCGACCTGCAGCGGCCCGCCAACGCCGAGACTCCGCTCAACCTGTTCGCTTCGCGCTTCGCCACGCCAGAGCAAATCGCCGAGCTGCGCGACGCGCTGACCCACCTGGACGCCGACGACCGCGACACGTGGGTGCGCTACGGCATGGCTCTGTACCCATTGGGGCAGGGCGGCTGGTCGATCTGGAGCGAGTGGAGCCAGAAGTCGGCCAAGTACGACCCGGTCGACCAGATCCGCGTCTGGCGCTCGTTCAAGCCCGGCGCCGTCAACTTCGAGACCATCTTCTTCGAGGCGCAGGCCGTCGGCTGGGTCAACCCGCTGGCCGGGAAAGTACCTGAGCTCACGCCGGCGCAGCCGGCCGCCGCGGTGCAGCTGCCGCCACCGGCCGCCGCGGCGCCGGAGCCCACGTTCCAACTGCCAGGGGTCCTCGGCCAGGTGCAGGGTTGGATCGACGCCACCGCGCGCAAGCCGCAACCCATGTTCGCCGTCCAGGCGGCGCTCGCCTTCGGCGCGACCGTCCTCGGGCGCCGCTATGTCACCACCCAGCGCAACTGGCCGTCGCTGTACTTCCTCAACCTCGGCAAATCGGCCTCCGGCAAGGAGCACGCCAAGTGGGCCATCGAGCAGCTGCTCGAGGCCTGCGGCCTGCAGCGCCTGATCGGTCCCGCCGGCTACACCAGCGACTCCGGCCTGCTGTCCAGCCTGCACCGCCAGCCCAGCCACATCGCCGTGGTCGACGAGTTCGGCAAGGTGCTCGAGGCCGCCTCCGTCAAGCACAACGCCCGCGCCGCTTCCACCCTGCGGGCCCTGATGGAAACCTGGGGCCGCTGCGACGGCACCCTGCGCCCACAGGGATACAGCACGTTCGGCATGTCCACCCAGGACATCGAAAAGATGACCGAACGCAGCGTCATCAACCCAGCCCTGACGCTGCTCGCGATTACCACCCCGGACTCGTTCTACGAGTCGATCGGGTCGGCCGCCGCCCGCGACGGCTTCCTCAACCGCTTCCTGGTCGTCGAGTCGGACATCGGTCGCCAACCGGGACAGTACGTCGAAAAGGCGCCGGTGCCGCAGGCCGTCATCGACTGGGCCGCCGGCGTGCACGCGCCACAGGGCATCGTCAACCCGGATCTGTCCCCTTCCATGGCGCCGAACCCCAAGATAGTTCCGTTCGCGCCAGAGGCCACCGCCGCCTTCCGCGCCTTCGAGCTGGAATGCCTGCAGCTGATGGACGACAACGATGAACGCGGCCTCGCCGAGGGGCCCGGGCGGGCCGTGGAGACGTCCATGCGCGTGGCGCTGGTCATTGCAGTGGGAAGCGGGGAGAAGGCCGTCAGCGGCCATTCTGCCCAGTTCGCCATTGAGTACGTGCGCTACCACCTGCTGCGCCTGATCGATCGCCTGGCCACCTCCGTGGCCGACAGCGAGTTCGAGGCGCTCAAGCTGCAGGTGTTGATCTGCATCCGGCGAGCGGGCCCCAGGGGCCTCACCGAGCGTGAGATCAACCAGCGCTCGCGCAAGTTCAGGGCGGTACCACAACGGCAGCAGGTCGAGGTCCTGAACTCGCTGGCCTTCTCCGGAGACGTGCAGCGGGTTGAATTTCCGGCGCCGTCCGGCCGCGGCAAGGCCCGCAAGGCGTGGGTCATTGCGACGACAACCGGAGACGACGACGTATCCGCCTAAAACCCAATGCTGGCGCGGGTTTCAGGCAATTCGGAGACATGTAGACAGCCACAGGCAGCGCCCCTAGAACAGTTCCTAGAAAGTCCTCGCGCACGGCCTGCGTCTACATGTCTGCGTTAATACATACATATATATATTTATATTTATTATTCAGTTACTTAAAGACAGCCATTACTGCAGACAAAAGCGTCTCCGAACCGTCTGCAACGTCTTCACCTTGATCCAACGAAAATTCCATGCCCATGGACCGCAACCTCCGCTTCGACCTGCTGCAGGACATCATCGTCGAACACCGCCTTACCCACCGACAACTGGCAGATGCAGTCGGCGTTGCGGTAAAGACGGTGGACAACTGGTGCGGCAACGGCATGCAGCACGTCATTCCAGAGCGCGTGGTGACCGGGCTCGTCGAACGCTATCCAACTCGGTTCAACCGGATCAGCGCGCTCACCACATGACCGACCTGATCGACCGCGCCGAGGACGAGATCGAGATGGAGCTCGCCGAAGCGCTCCGCCGGCGCCAACCCGCCGGGCCCCCGGCCATCGGCGCCTGCCACTACTGCGCCGAGCCCCTGGCCGGCGAGCTGCGCTGGTGCGGCGCCGAATGCGAGCGCGGCTGGGAGTTCGAGCAGGAAAGGAGACGACAGAATGCCGAGTGAACAACCGTTCGTCCGCAAAGAGCGGCGATCTGCGGCTCATGGCTAGATCCAGCACCTCCGGCCAGGGGCGCAAGAAGGGCGTCCCCAACAAGCAGACCAAGGCCATCAAGGACATGCTCCTGGGCGCCCTGGCCGATGCCGGCGGGCAGGCCTATCTCACCGGACAGGCCAAGACCAACTCGTCGGCGTTCCTGGCCTTGCTCGGCCGGATCGTGCCCCAGGAGCTCAAAGCTGAGCTCGAAACCAAGTCGACCGTCATCGTGGTCGAGCGCTCCTACGGCAAGCCGAAGCAGTGACCGCGCGGATCACCATCAAGGTTCCGCCGTTCGAGTACCACGCTGGGCAACGGCGCCTTCTCGCCGAGAAGCGGCGATTCAACGTCGCGTGCATGGGCCGCCGCTGGGGCAAGACCCTGTTCGGCATCGAGCAGCTCGCCTTCGAGCCAGGCGGCGCCATGGACGGCTATCCCGTCGCCTGGATGTCTCCGAGCTACAAGCTGCTGATGGAGGTCTGGCGGGACGCCGAGGCCTCGCTGCACGACGTCACCCGGACCGCGAACAAGTCCGACATGCGGATCGAGCTCATCAACGGCGGAGTGCTCGACTTCTGGACCCTGGAGGACGACAAGGTCGGCCGCGGGCGCAAGTACCGCCGCCTCGTGGTCGACGAGGCCGCCCACGCCCGCTACCTGCGCGACTCCTGGCAGCAGGCCATCCTGCCCACGCTCACCGACTACCAGGGCGAGGCCTGGTTCATCTCGACGCCAGCCGGCCGCAACTTCTTCCACGAGCTCTACCAGCTCGGCAATCCCGACAACCCAGCGCGCCAGGACGACTGGGCATCCTGGACGATGCCGACGTCGACCAACCCGCACATCGCTCCGGAGGAGATCGAGCGGATGCGGGCGCTGCTCCCCGAGCGCGTCTTCGCCCAGGAGTACGAGGCCGTCTTCCTCGAGGACGGCGGCGGCGTGTTCCGCAACGTCACCGCCTGCGCCACCACCGATCCGTACCCGTTCGACCAGGACCCCGGCGATGGCCGCGCCTACGTCATTGGCGTCGATTGGGGGCGCCACAACGACTTCACCGTCATCACCCTGCTCGACGCGAAAGAGAAGCGCGTGGCGGCCCTGGATCGCTTCAACAAGATCGAGTACGCCTTCCAGCTCGCGCGGCTCAAGGCCCTGCATGCTCGCTTCTCCAGGGCCCCGATCATGGCCGAGTCGAACAGCATGGGCGAGCCGCTGATCGAGCAGCTGCGCCGCGACGGACTGCCGATCCGCGGCTTCCAGACCACCAGTGCCAGCAAGGCAGGGATCATCGAGGCCCTGGCGATCGCCTTCGAGCGCAGCGAGCTCACCATCCCGATGGACAAGGTGCTGCTCGAGGAGCTCCTGGCCTTCGACCAGGAGCGCATGCCGTCCGGCGCCATCCGCTACGGCGCTCCCCAGGGCCAGCACGACGACATGGTCATGAGCCTGGCGATTGCCTGGCACGGCCTCATGTACGCGCACGCCACGCCCGACTACTCCAAGGGCGGCCTGGCCGCCGGACGCTTCGACCGGTCCGCGCTGTGATCCTGGACGAGATCGAGCTCCTGGTCGGATGCGAGAAGCGGATGCGCTTCATGGCGCTATTTGCGGGGACGGACGTCACTTTCCCCAAGCAGCCCCGCGGACCATTCTTCGAGCAACTGTCGCGCGCGCTCGGAGCCGACGCAGCAGAGCGGCTGCGGCTGCGCTACGCCGGGGAGCGAATCTACATCCCGCGCAACGAAGCCGACGAACGCGCGCGCAGGAACGCCGAGATTGCCGCACGCATTGCTGCAGGCGAGTCGCCGGCCTACGTGGCGCGCACCTACCGCGTCATGTCGACGCTCAGCGCGCGGCACATCCGGCGAATCGTGGAGAAGGCTGGATCGATGCTCAAGCCCACTCAACCGGAGCTGTTCGGCGACAAATGAACCCACTGGCCCGCCTGCGCCAACGCTTCTTCCCCACGACCAATCTCGCGCCGAAGGTCGAGCAGCCGCTCTATCGCCAGGCCGCGGTCTACCGGCTGTTCGACTGGATGGCCGGCATTCCCGACCCGGACGAGGTCCTCAAGCGCACCGGCCGCACTCGCGCCGATCTGCGGCAGCTGCTGCGCGACGCCGAGGTCTCCCAGGCGACCGACACCCGGCGCGAAGCAGTCCTGGCCACGCCCTGGCGGTTCGAGCCGGGATCGTCCCGCGCGGAGAAGTTCATCGTTGCCGAGCTCACGCCGCACATGCACAAGCTGGTGGCCGCTGCCTGGCAGGCGACGTTGTACGGCTACTCGGTGGCCGAAGTGGTCTACGGCAAACGTGGTGGGAAAGTCGGGCTCGACGCTGTGCACGAGCCGCCGTTCGAGTGGTTCCGCCCGCTGCCGGACGGCAGCCTGCGCTACTTCCCGGAGACGGGGGAGGGCGGCGCAACCGGGATCGAATGCGATCCGCGCAAGTTCTTCCTGACCGCGCGCAACCCGTCCTATCGCAACCCTTACGGCGAGGCCCTCCTGTCCGTGCTGTACTGGCCGGTGTCCTGGCGGTTGCAGGGGTGGCAGCTGTGGCTGAACTTCCTGGAGACGTTCGGCGCGCCGATCGTGATCGGCAAGGTCGCGTCCTACGAGCAGTTCGTCACCGCCATGCAGGCCCAGGGCGTGACGCGAACGGTGGGCTGGCAGCCGACCGCGCCCGACGAGTCAGTGACGACCATCACCGCGTCAACGCCTGGTGAGTTCGAACGCCTGGAGTCGGCCCTCGACCGCTGCATCCAGCGCGTGGTCCTTGGCCAGACCCTGACGAGCGACGTCGGCAAGTCCGGCAGCTATGCCGCGGCCAAGGTGCACGACGAGGTGCGCGAAGACAAGCGGCGGGCGGACGTGCGCATGGTGGCGGACACCGTGCAGCGCCTGGTCAACACGCTCTGGCAGCTCAATGGGTTTCCGGGAGCCGCCCCGCAGTTCGTCATGCAGGACGATGTCGGCCTCGAGCGCGAGCGCGCCGATCGCGACGCGATCCTGGCCGAGAAGCTGGGGGTGCGCTTCACCGAAGGCTACCTGACCGATCGCTACGACCTCGAGCCCGAGGACTTCACGATCGTCGACCCAACGCCGCCTCCAGTTGACCCGGCAACGGCCGAAGCTCCTGTGCCGGCATCGACACCGGCGAAGCCCAAGCTCACCGCCCTGGCTGCGCCGGCGTTCACGCCGCAGCAGATGGTGATCGAGGACGGCGTCGCGCAGGTGGCGCCGGAGCTCGAGCTGCCGCTCCCGCTGGCCGAGCTGCGAAGCGCCATCCTCGCCGCCGGCGACCGGGAGGAGCTCGAGGCGCGCCTGGCCGTGCTCTTGGATCGGCAGGATCCGGCGTTCGCTGACCTGATCGCGCGCGCCACCTTCGCGGCGAATGTGATCGGCTACCTGCATGCCGACGGGACTGCCGCAGCAAGCCAGGCCTGAGCCCCATGCGCCTCCTGTTTCTGCGCCGCAACACCGCCGCTTGCTACCTCATCCGGGCGGCCACCTGGTCGTCCTGGTCGCACGTCGCCTGCGTGTTCGGATCGGTAGCGTACGAGGCCAAGGCGAAATGCGGGGTGCGCACAGTGCACATCAACAGCGTGCTCGACGGCGCGGCGGATCACGCCTGGGCCGAGTCGCCGTGCAATACCGAGGCGGCGCGGCGGTTCCTGGATGCCCAGGTCGGAAAGCCATACGACTGGACCGCGGTGGCCGGGATCATGCTGCACCGCGACTGGCAGGAAGACGACTCGTGGTTCTGCAGCGAGCTCGCGGCGGCGGCGTCCAGGGCCGGCTACGTGTCGCTGATCAACAAGCCGACTAACCGGGTGACGCCGGAGGACGTCTGGACGTCGCCGTTGCTGGTGCGCGAGCAATGACGTGCCGCGCGGGAACTGCTTCTTTTTCGCCTGGCGCCTGTGGCTGCAGCGGGGCGGCTACCTGCTCTGGCGCAGGACGCGCCCGCCGCTCACGTTCGGGCTGCACTGGCAGTGGTCGCAGGACCGGCGCCGCTGGCTGCACTTCGAGCCCGTGCATCGCGAAACGAAGTGGTGGCGCGCGGCGATCCACAAGCTATGGTTCACGGGCAGGATCCGCAGGTACGACTACCCGTGGGGCCAGAACAGGACACGCTGAATGAAGCACTTCCGCATCACCGAGGTGGCGACGGGCAACGTGGTCGAGTACGACGCCGAGTTCCCGCAGCCCGAGCATCTGAGCAACGCCTTCATCGCCGAGGAAGTGAGCGAGGCGGTCCCCGCGCCGGATGACGAGCAACCTGTCTATGCCGGATCGTGGCACATCACCAAGCTCGCCTTCCGCAACCGCTTCACGCAAGCGGAGAAGGTCGCCATCGAGATCGCGGGCCTCGACAACCCGGCGGCGTCGATGCCGCAGCGGGCGCAGGCCGCAGCACTGCGCGCCTCACAGCAGGACGTGGCCGTGGCGACGTTCATCGACCTCAAGCGCGCCGACACGCGCGCCGGGGTGCAGACGCTTGAAGCAGCGGGCCTGCTCGCGGCGGGCCGCGCTGCTGTGATCCTCGACACTGAGCCGGTCGCCGAGGAGCTGTTCAATGGCTAACAAATACCTCATCCACGGCGCGACCTACTGCGGCAACGGCACGGCATCGAACGAGGCCGCTTCGGCTGGTGCATCCGGGGCGTGGAACGACATCAACGTGTTTGAGGGCACTGCGCCTGCGTATGGTTCGCTAAACGCTGGCGACACGGTATACATCCGGTCCAAAACCAGCGCCGGCGCAGATATTACGCGAACATTGGCCGCTGGGACGACGCTGGGCGCATCAGTCGCAACAACTTCTGCGTGGGTAACGTGGGTAATCGACGGCGGCGCAATTTGGAGCGGAATCGATGGGACGCTGAAATACGACTGCCCGTCGACATACACCATCACGCTGCGCGGTTTCAATTATTACCGGGCACAAAATGCCGACAAGTTTGTAATTAGAGAAACAAACACCAACGCAGATTATAAGAAGATTGTGGCGCTTGCATTTGCAATGCAAGTAGACAACCTGTTTGTCGACTGCTCGCTCAACGCTCACGCCACCGGCAATTGGATGCAGACCTCGGGCGGCGGAGGGCAAGACGATGAGTTGGTTCTGCGCAACCTGCACTTGAAGTGGGCAAAACACTATGCCGCGCTATTGACCTTTCGGCAGTGGAGCAAGGTAACGCTCATAAATCCGTTGATTGAGTTGACCGTGTCGGATGGCAATGGCGCAGTTATCGAACTTGGCGATTATGGAAGTTGCGTTACGGCGATTGGTGGGCGCATCTTCGGGGCTGGAGCGACCACTGGCAACTATGTGGTCAAACAAAATACGAGCGGAAGGTCGGGCAGGGCGTTGTTCATCGGGACACAGATTCCAAAAACCATGCCGTTGCTGGCAAATGCGCCAGTAGCAGGGCCGTGGAAATTCGAAGGCATTGGGCTGGATGCCGAGGAAGGCGGAGCTATTTGCGAAAGCTGGGGCTCTGCTGATTCGCGCTCGGATGGATATTACCCCACGCTCAACGCATTCTTGCCCGATTCCGTTAGTACGCCGTGGTCTTGGAAGGTGTACCCGTCAAGCGCCGGATTGAACTACCAGTTCAACATTCCCGTCGCGAAAGAGTACACGGCTGCTGCAGCAACAAAGACCATCACTTGCAATGCTTTGCTTGCCGACAGCATTACGTCAGCCAACAAGGGAACGATGTGGCTCGAGGTGAGCTACATCGACGACTCAACCGGCTTGCCTGCCAGCGTATCTTCGCGGGACTTTACGCTCGGGGCGTTGGATTCGTCGACTGCGGCATGGTCTGCCACGACATATGGGTCCATCAATCTGGTCGAAAAGCAATTGTCGGTAACAACGCCGACCAGCATCAAGCAGGACACGATGGTGATCGTGACGCTGTGTGGCATCTGGAAGTCTGCGTCGGCGCTTGACCTGATGTTTGTTTGCCCAGACGTGAGTCTGTCGTGAGTGGGTGCTTCCCTAGCGGATCGCTGACATTCATCAGCGCGAGCCGTGGCTACATGGCGCCATCACCATCCGGGCTGTCGATGGGGGTATTTCGCTTTGACAGCGACCCAACTGGCACCTGCGAAGTGCGGCTACAAAACATCGTTGTCGGCAGTCGCTACCGGATCGAGGTCGCGAGTACAGGGGCGCTGCTTGCCAGCGGCGTCGCCGGTTCGACGACAGAAGATGTCACGATTGACCGCTACGCCAGCGGCAACGCGAACAATTCTCTGCGAATCAAGGTGCGGCAAGGCAGCAGCGCACCGAAGTATCAACCGTTTGAAACACAGGCCGAATCGGTAGCAGGCACGGTTCTAGTCTGGATTCAGCAGTCTCTCGATACGATAGCCGCATAGGTGACAGCATGGCCTACGTCAACTTCACGACCCTGACCGACTGGCAGTACGACGCCGCGACCAAGAAGATCAAGCACAACACCGGCTCGACGCGGATCACCGTCAATGCTCTCTACTCCGAGATCATGGACGAGTTCGACAACGCCGGCCAGATGGACGACACGGTGCCGATGTCGGCGCAGACGCCGACCGAGTACACGCTCATCAACGGCTGGACGTTCGATTCCGACAGCGACCTCGGATACCTGTACGGCGGGTCTATCGTCGTGCAGAAGGCGACGACCGATCGGGACGTGTGGGCCAACTTCTACACCCTTGGCACGATCGAGTCGGACGGGGTGGTGTACTGGTTCCAGAACGGCGCGGCGGTGTCAGCACACCCCGGCTACACCAGCGGCCATATTGACCAGCTCATCAAGGTCGTCAGCAACGGTAGCAGCATCAGCACCGACGGCACGGCGCTGGCGGTGCGGGCGTACCTCCGCAACCGGGTCTCGGCCAACGCCGACCTCTACGACCACTTCACCGGCACGGCGACGGCGACCGGTGGCCGCAACCCGATCCCGCTGGCCAGCTCGCCGGATACGAACGACGACGGGGCCGATGTATCGGCCTACACGATTAGTGTGACGTTCGGCAGCTACAACGAGGACGTGGACGGCGATGCCACGGCCGAAAGCTACGGCTGCAAGGTGGATTGCGGCGGCTCGTATTCCTGCGCGCAGGCGTACAAGTTCCTCAAGTATCTGACCCGACGCGGCTCGACGACGACCGTCAACGGCGTGCAGGGACAGTTCTACAGAGGCGTCAACAGCGCCTACGCCGAGGTCAAGCAGGCGCCGTTCGGTAGTTTCGCGGGCGGCAAGTTCTTCGGCGCGCGGGGCGTGCTGCTGACCAACGTCACCGACTCCAACAACCGGCAGTTGATCGACAGCAGTGGTGCGACCAAGATCCCGCCGACCACCGTGAGCATCGTCGTGTCGGGCGTGGTGGCCGGGGACCGCGTGCTGGTCGCCCGATCGAGCGGTGGCGTTGTCAACAAGACCCAGTTCACGCTAAATGGCACGCACACAAGCGCTGCCACTGTAACCGTGAACGAGGCGCTCGGCAACGACATCCCCGACAGCGGTAACCTGCGCCTCGGCGACACGGCGTACACCTACTCCGGCATCAATCGAGGGTCGAAGCAGTTCACCGGGGTGTCTCCTGCACTATCCGGGGCTGGCGGCGCCGCTCTGTACCAGCCCTACATCGACGGGGTGGCGAGCGGCACCAGCATGACCAAGAGCTTCGTCTACAGCGCCGACTTCGACATCATCGCGCGGGTGCGCAAGAAGTCGATCTTGCCGTTTGAGAACACCGCCACGGTGACCAACGCCGGCGCGGCAGTGTCGGCAATCAGAACCGCTGACACCATCGCGGCGTAACCGTGTCGCTGACCTTCGACCACGCGACGAAGCTGATCGGCGTGCCGCAGGCCGACGCCGCGCCGCTGCTCATCCAGACGCTAGTCAACGCGATCCGCGAAGAGGAGTCGAGCGAACGCGGTATCGCCTACGACCAGATCCTAGACGCCACCGGCAAGGCGGATTTGGGCGGCGGGGTGCTGACCGGGATCACGGCGGCCCTGCGCTCGACGTGGAAGCTCAACTTCGCCGCCGGCGCCTACCAGGCAGCGGTGGATGGCGGGAACCTTGCGGATGGCCTGGCGCGCATCAACAACACCGGCTCGCCCCAGGTCCTCCTGCGCTCGAGCGTGGCGACGACGATCACCAGCAGCTCCGGCGCAACGCCGCCGACCGTCAACGAGATCGTCACCGGCATCGAGGCGGCGGTCATCCCGGTGAACGTGGAGCAAGTCAACGCGGTCCCGCTGGCCGGGGTCGGCAGCGATGGCGATCCTTGGCGGGCGGCATGAGTGCCTGGCGTGACGGCGCGTGGCGGGCCGGCGCCTGGCGGGGCGGCAGCTGGCGCGGCCTCGGGGCGATCCCGGTCCCGGACGCGCTGTCGCCACCGGTCTTCGTCGTCATGCGGGAGCTCCGCTCGCTGTTGCTGGCGGCCGAGGATCGGCAGTGGCATGTCCCGTTCGAGGACCGGCGCCTGCCCGTGCCTGGTGAGGAGCGCGAAGCCGAGATCCAGCCGGAGGACCGGCGCCTGGTAGTGCCCTTCGAAGACCGAACGACTGTCGTGCCGACAAGGAACTGAGATGACGACGCAGAGCTTCATGTACGACACCGTCGGGCCCTACCTGGTGAAGGACCCGGATGCCAACCTGGACTACTCGTTCAACTGGCTGGAATGGCTTGCGGGCGACACCATCGCCTCGGCCGCCGTCACCGTGACCGGAGCGACCAAGGGCGCCACGACCAACACTGCCTCGGCGGTCACGGTGTGGGTGAGCGGCGGCACCGTCGGCCAGGTCGCCAGTGTCGCGTGCAAGATCACCACGGCGGCAGGACGCATCGACGAGCGCACGATTCGGCTCAAGATCCAGGGGCGGTGATGCCCAAGCCGTTCGCGATCTCGCTCAAGCTACCATTCGCCGAGGCGATCGCGCAGGCGGCGGGGCGGGATGTCGTCCTGCCTGCTGAGTTCTACGGGAAGCTGCCGGCGGAAGCGAGGTCGCAGGCCTTCACGGTGTCCGGGCTGACCTCGCTCGAGCAGATCAAGTCCGTGCTCGATAGCCTCGCCGGAGCGTTGAGCTCTGGCCAATCGTTCAAGGAGTGGCAGGAGGCGGCCAGCGCCGATCTTGGCGCGCTGTCGCCCGGGCGCCAGGAGCTCATCTTCCGGAACGCGGTGCAGACCGGCTACAACATCGGCCGCACCACGCAGCAGCGCGAGGACAAGGCGCGGCGTCCGTTCTACATGTGGGACGCAATCAATGACACCAGGACGCGCCCGGCGCACGCGGCGATGGATGGATACATCGCGCCGATCGATGATGAAATTTGGCAAACTTGGAGCCCCCCTGCGGGCCACGGGTGTCGCTGCACTCGCATTTCGCTGACCGAAGCGCAGGCCCGCGCTCGTGGCTACGGCACCCCGGACCAAAAGCAGAAGCCAGAAGCGCAGCCGGACGACGGGTGGGGGTACGAGAAGGCAGACCACCAGGGCGACGCACTAAAGACGCTGCTGGCGCTGCGGTCGGCCGTCATGCCGCCGGCGGTGCGGGCAGCGGCCGCAACCTTGATGA